GTTTATCGCCATCGTGCAACCAAGACTTGATCACATCAGCGAATGGGAAATATCAATTTCCGACCTGCAAAGTTTTGGTGATTACATCAAAGAACGGGCAAACTTGGCTTGTGATCCAAACGCCGAGCGCGTACCAGGTGAAAAACAATGCCAATGGTGCAAAGCAAAAGCGACTTGCCCAGCGCTCTACAACCTGACGCAACAAACGCTGCTGCAATCGTTTGAAGTAATCGAAATTGATTCATTACCAAAGCTCAATACACTTAGCGAACAGCAATTAAAACTTGCGCTTGACAATCGCAAGTTGATTGAAAGCTGGCTGGCGTCTGTTGAGCAATACGCAACGGAACAGATTTTGGACGGCAAACAAATCGGCGGCTATAAGCTGGTTGAAGGTCGCAGTGTTCGCCAGTGGATTGACGAGGCGCAAGCAGAACAAACACTATCTGAGCGCTTTGATGAATCGGAAATCTACAAAAAAACCTTTATCAGCGTTGCGCAGGCCGAAAAGCTGCTTGGTAAAAAACAAGCTGGTTTACTGACCGAACTGGTGACAAAGCCGCAAGGAAAACCGACGCTTGCTCCCGAATCCGATAAGCGCCCACCAATCGGCGCAAATATTTCTGATTTTGATGCTTGCACAGATTAGCCAGTTAAGCTATGCTTAAAACCGTCAGTAATGACAATCAACTTAAACTTAAAACGCGAGAATTTAAAATGTCAAAAGTTAAACTGCAATCCGTTCGCCTGTCTTTCCCGTCATTGTTTCAACAAGCTGCTTTTGGCGGCGAATCTACCGGTAAATACGAAGCAACCTTTATTCTGGACAAGAGAGAACACGTCGACGCGATTGCTCAAATCGAAGCGGAAATTGCGCGTATTCAGAAAGACGAAATCAAATCCAAAGTCGCATCAGACAAAGTTTGTCTGAAAGACGGTGACGATATGGGTCGGCCTGAGTACGAAGGTAAAATGACGATCAAGGCGTCAACCAAGAAACGCCCGTTGGTCATTGACCGCGACAAATCGCCAATTACTGAAGATGACAACATTGTTTACGCTGGCTGCTACGTGAACGCCATTGTGACTTTGTGGGGCCAGAACAATCAGTTTGGCAAACGTGTAAACGCTCAACTTGACGGCGTTCAGTTTGTGCGCGACGGTGAGCCGTTTGGTGACGGCGGTATTTCTGCCGATGCGTTTGACGCTTTTGGTGACGACGAGGAATTCTAATCGTCAACGTTGCTGCGCCCTTCGGGGCGCTTTTTATTTATAAATACGGGCTACTCCCATGAAAAAACAAATCGTCATAGACTGCGAGGTCTATTCTAATTACCTGCTTTTATCCGCTTTTGAACCTGCAACAAATAAAATCTGGCACTTTGAAAAGTTTGACGGTCAAGACTTTGATATTAAGTCTGTCAAATCGTTGATGGCTACCTGTACGACAATCAGTTTTAACGGTAACTCGTTTGACCTTGGCATTATCTACGCTGCGCTTTGCGGTTGGTCTAATTTATCAATCAAAAAGCTGTGCGACGATATTATTAAAAGCAATCTGTCATCGTGGCAGATTTTCCGCAAGCACGATGTTCGTATTCCTGAGAATTGGGATCACATCGACATTATTGAAGTTGCGCCAGGACAAAGCAGTCTGAAGATTTACGGCGCAAGACTTCACGCCCCAACCGTTCAAGATTTACCGATTGAGCCAGACGCTAAAATCACAGCTGAGCAACGCAAAGAGTTGCGCGACTATTGCGTAAACGATTTGCAGACAACCTGGTTGCTGTATAAGTCTCTTGAAAAGCAAATCGACCTGCGCTGCCAGATGTCCCAGCAATACGGCGTTGACCTTCGCAGCAAGTCTGACGCACAGATTGCAGAGGCTGTGATTAAGTCAGAACTGCACAAGATGACGGGGCGCGAGTACCGCAAGCCGGATATTGATGATTCAACGGTGTTTCGTTACTTAGATCCAAAAATCATCAGCTTTCAAACTAAACAACTGCAAGACATCTTTAAGCTGGTCACAACCATTCCTTTCCGATTGGCCGACAACGGTTCTGTAAAGATGCCAGACGAGCTTGCAAAGGCGCAAATCAAGATTGGCGACACTCAGTACAGTTTAGGGATTGGCGGTTTGCACAGCTGCGAGAAATCGCAAGCTGTCGTTTGCAAAGACGATGAGTTATTAATGGAGCAAGATGTCGCAGGCTACTATCCGAGCATTATTTTACAACAAAACCTTGCGCCAAAATCTATGGGCGAACCATTTTTAAAGGTTTACCAGTCGATAGTTGATCGTCGTTTAAAGGCCAAGCGCTTGGGTGATAAAGTAACTTCTGACACTCTTAAAATTTGTGTAAACGGCTCATTTGGAAAATTGGGTTCTAAATGGTCGGCGCTATATGCGCCTGATTTAATGATTCAAACCACAATCACTGGGCAACTAGCCCTGCTGATGCTCATCGAATCGATGGAATTGGCAGGGATAAAAGTTGTTAGCGCCAACACTGACGGCGTAGTCCTTCACATGAAAAAACACCAAGAGGATGAAATGTTGAACATTGCATTCGATTGGATGCTAACAACCAGCTACGAGCTTGAAAGAACAGACTACAAAGCCATCTACAGCAGGGATGTTAATAATTACATTGCCGTAAAGCCATGCGGTTCTGTAAAAAGAAAAGGCGCTTACGGCGGATTCAGCCTAGCAAAAAACCCAGATTTGATGATTGTTTACGATGCTTGTGCAAATTTCCTGAGTGACGGCACACCTGTCGAAGATACGATAACAAATTGCACAGACATAACAAGGTTTGTTAGCGTCAGAAAAGTGACAGGCGGGGCAGTATGGCGAGATCGGTATCTCGGCAAAGCCGTTCGTTTTTATTATTCCAAATCGGTAAATTCTGACGAGTGTATCAGATACGCCAAAAACACAAACAAAGTACCGAAATCAGACGGCGCTAAACCGCTGATGGTATTGCCTGCCACCTTCCCACATGACGTTGATTATGGGAAATACATCAAAGAAGCCAAAGAGCATTTAAAACTTCTTGGCGCTTGAATAAAAAGTTACCAGTTGCTATCCTTATTAGTGGGTAATAACTGGTAACTACTATGATTTGCATATATTCCATAACAAACACGATTGATGGTAAAAGGTATATTGGCAAAACAAAAAATTTAGCCAACAGAAAAAACTACCATTTATATGCTCTGCGTCTCGATAACCGCAATTTGTCCTGCAACAGACATTTGTATAACGCTGTCAAAAAATACGGCATAGAAAACTTCATATTTGAAATAATTGAATCTTTTGATCGCCTTGACGAATCTCTTTTGTCTGAGCGAGAGCTTTTCTGGATGACAGAATTGAACACTTTGTCCAGAACACACGGTTACAATTTGCGATCAGATAGCTCTACTAGATGTTTTGTTCACGACGAAACTAGGAGTTTGCTTTCAGAAAAAAACAAAGGCGACAAAAACCCAAATCACGGTAACAACTGGACAAAAGAAATGAAAAGCAGCATGTCAGAAACGGCCAAAAATAGACATTTGTCTGGCGGCATTTACGGGGAAGAATGGCGCAAAAAAATATCGGCCGCATCAAAATTGATGTGGGAAGACGAACAATTAAAAGCGCAAATGGCCGAAAAAGTAAGGTTGAAAAAACTTAAATACGATTTCGAGCAATACACGAAATCTGGCGAATTTGTAAAGGTGTGGTCAGACGTGGCGACCATACTGGCGGAAAATCCTTCTTATAAATGGCAAAACATCTATTCAGTTTGCAACGGATATAAAAAATCATACATGGGTTTTGTTTGGAAAAAGGTATTGAAAAATGCGTGAATCTTTAATTGAGCGTAAATGCTGCCAATGGGCTAAAGCGCAAGGGTGGTTGGTTTATAAATTTGTAAGCCCTTCGCAAGCTGGAGTTCCCGATAGGTTATTTATTAAAAATGGCGTAATCAGGTTTGTTGAGTTTAAAGCTACTGGCGAAACTCTAAGACCATTACAACAGCGCATCATTAATAAAATGCGCGAACAAGGCGCAATCGTGCATGTAGCAGATAACCTGGAGGACTTTATAAATGCTTTTACGGGATAACCTGCACGAATATCAACGCAAAGCCGTAAATTTCATTGTTGAAAAAAAACGTTGCCAGCTGTGGCTAGACATGGGGCTTGGTAAATCGGTTACGACCCTGACAGCAATTACAGATTTGCTCGACAGTTTTTCTGTAAGTCGCGTCTTGGTGATTGCGCCGCTACGTGTTGCCAATAGCGTTTGGAAGCAAGAGGCGCGAAACTGGGCGCATTTAAATCACTTAATCGTATCTGTTTGCACAGGCAGCGAAAAATCGCGTATGCAAGCGCTACAGGTGCAAGCTGACGTGTACGTTATTAACCGTGAAAACGTTTCTTGGTTGTGCGACTTGTATCAGAAGCGTTGGCCGTTTGACTGCGTGATCATCGACGAAGCAAGTAGCTTTAAAAGCGCTTCTAGCCAGCGTTTCAAGTCGCTTAAACGGATATTGCCGCACACAAGCCATTTGGTTATGTTGACCGGCACACCTTCACCGAACGGCTTGCTTGATTTGTGGGCGCAAGCGTACCTTGTTGATTTTGGCGCAGCGCTTGGTAAGACAATGACGGGTTACAAACAACGATTTTTTGAATCCGATTACATGGGTTATAAATTTTCACCGCGAGAAGGCGCAAACGAAAAGATACAAGCGCTGCTTTCCAGCTATACACTATCGATGAAAGCTGAAGATTATCTGGATATGCCTGATTACGTTCCCTCAGTGTTGTCAGTTCAACTGGATAAAAAAGCTCTTGCCGCATACGATGATTTTGAAAACCAGTTGTTTTTGGAGATTGGTGATCACGACATCGAAGCGCAAAGCGCCGCAGTATTGGCAAACAAACTACTGCAATTTGCAAACGGCGCAATGTACGTTGACGAACACAAAAACTGGGTAGAAATACACAACGCCAAAATCGAAGCGCTTGCCGACTTGGTTGAAGATAACCCGAATGAAAACTTGCTAATCGCCTACAACTACAAAAGCGACTTGGAACGTTTGACCGCTAAATTTCCAGACGCCGTTGTATTGGACAAAAACCCAGAAACAATTGACCGTTGGAACGCCGGACAAATCAAAACGCTGTTGGCGCACCCCGCAAGCGCGGGGCATGGTCTCAACTTGCAGAAAGGCGGCAGTGTGATTGTATGGTTCGGCCTGAACTGGTCGCTTGAGCTTTACGAACAATTCAACGGTAGGCTTTACCGCCAGGGGCAAACAAAACCGGTGCGTATCATACACATCTGCTCAGAATCGACTATTGACGCAAGGGTCATTTCGGTTTTGACAGATAAGGCAAAAACGCAACGCGACTTAATGCTTGCGTTGAAAAAATGATTGTAAAACGTCTGGTCTGACCACGCCGCCATGTGTGGTGTGGTTTAATGAGTTTGGTTAATAACGGGGGATGGTATGGAAGATTTGAAATTTAAATGTCAAGCAAACCCAATCGACACTGCTGATTTTAAAGTGTCAGGCAGGGAGGTTTATATTCGAGTTAAAAACGAAGATGACCGAGCTGAGTTAATGATGTCTAAGTCAGACGCCGCCCAGCTGCGCGATTGGTTGAATGAGTTTTTGGGGGATGGTGAGTGATGAAATTATCAGAAGAGTTGGAAAAATGGCGAGCAGACAGACCGGATGAATGGAAGATGGATGAATTCATCCGTAACGCCGCCACCCTAGAAAAACAACTCGCAGAGCTGCAAGACAAGTTGCGCTGGCGGGATGTGAGGGAGGAATTGCCTGCTGATAACTCGTACATAATAATTCAGACAAAATCAGGCGAGATTCCGGCTTACTGGTCTGGCTTCGCAAAAAATTACAAGCACAAAGAGGCGGTTGTTTTCAACAGCAGGAGTTTCAAAAGATTTATTTTTTGGCGTTACGCAACACATACGGCAGATAAGCATGAAGCTAGTTAAGCGTAATACCATGATGCAATAATGAAGTTGCTCGGTATAGTCGCGCCATGCAGTCGTACAAAATAACCCTACCAGGCTACGACCCATTCACCATGATAACCACCACGCCGCCAGAAGAAGTACCGGCGGCTGTGTTGGAAAGGTTTGGTGTTGAGGCGGTTGAGGTGGTGGCTTTGGTTAACAACGGAGATAAAAATGGAAGTAAAGCGCATAACTAGAAAAGAATGCGAGCCATTTATTCTTGGCATTCACTACGCAAGGCGATGGCCATCTATCAGTCACGCATTTGGGTTGTTTGACGAAGGCGAGCTTGTTGGAATTTGCACGTATGGCACACCGCCAAGCGCACCGCTGCGCAGAGGTATTGCTGGTGATGAAAACATAGGGCTAATACTTGAACTGAACAGACTTTGCTTAAAGTGGAACCGGAAAAACGAGGCTTCTTTTTTCGTATCAAAAACACTGAAGATGCTACCAAAACCATCAATCATCATTAGCTTTGCAGATACAGAGCAAAACCACAAAGGAATTGTATATCAGGCTTGCAACTTCACGTATCACGGCTTGAGCGCAAAGCGAACGGATTGGAAAGTAAAAGGCATGGAGCATCTACACGGACAGACCATAGCCGACCAATTTAGGGGCGTAAAAAATCGCGCACAAGCCATACGCGACAAATACGGAGATGACTTTTACCTAAAAGACAGGCCAAGAAAGCACAGATACATATATATCGTCGGCAGCAAGACGCAAAAGAAATATATATCACAAAAAATACTGTACAAAAAAGAGCCTTACCCCGCACTGGTACGACCAGCTAAAAATAACTTGCAACCTAAGTTAACTAGAGTATAGTTAACTCATACAGCGGCGCGGGGCTGCTGAGAGTGAGGATAACGAGATGATTACGGCAAAATTCAGCAACGGGCATACTGACACTTACAAGGGTTCACGCCCTGTTAAAGCCGCCTGGATGGTAACAGAAATTGAAACCGGCAAAGTGATCGCAAGTGGCCATAGCTTAACAATCGAT